ACAAACAAAACAACAAATAATTGCTGGGCTAGTGATTTTATTAGCTTCTTTAGGGGTAGTAGTTACACCTACTCTTCTTAATGATGAGTTAAATGATTATTATATCTGTAATATCACTGGGGATATAGAAGAATTTAAAGGAGGAGTATCTGGAACAGGTTATTCAGGTTATCCTTTCATAGACAGCAGGAAAGGAGCAATCAGGTGCGGTACAACAGAAGATAAAGGTACTTGGATAAGTCTTAGCAAATGGGCTGAAGATAATAATTTAGATGTCTATGACTTGATTTTGGCTATGGAAGAAAAACAGGAACAGGAAAAAGAACCAGAAGAAAAGCCAGTAACACCAATAGTGCCTAACTCTCATAAAGGAATAAAGAAATGGATTTGTTCTATTGATGGCTGCGAAGAAGTAAAAGGGTGAGTTAAAATAGGAATTGTCATAACAAAGTTCGATGATACTGCACACAATACAGTAAAGTTTGATTCATCTAAGTATGATTATGGCTATGATGATGATACTTTTCCAACTGATGCTGCAACAGATTTTGACGAGATTGTAAAAGAAGTAGGAGAGATATATTATATCATCCAAGAGACTGACACAACTGATTCTATGGGTGAAGTAACTGACATCTCAAAAGAAACATTTAGGATATATGCATGCATCCAGGATATAACTAAAAAAGACAGGCAGATTCATTCTATGGGCTTGGCTGTTGCAGGTAACAGAAAGATGTATATCAAGCCAAGTTATGCTATAACCAGCGCAGGAATTGATACAACTTATGTTGTCAAAGAAGGGGACATATTAGTTGACAGCAGAGATGCCACAAGTTCAAACAGATGGAAAGTTGTAAGTATCCTAAGAGAGCCTCACCTACCAGATCAAGATATTTACAGAATTGCTATTGTGAAAAGCATAGGACTTGAAGGCAGCGGGTGAAATTATGCAGATGAGTTTTGACATCCAAGTTCCTGACATGCACAATATGAAAGAAGCTACAATAGATCAGCAGAAACGAGTTCTTTGGAAAAGTATGCATAAGATGGAAGAGATTGCAAAAAGGTTAGTGCCAGTCGATACAGGCTTATTAAAGCGGTCAATCAAGCTTAATCCTATTGCTTATGGTGCAAAAGAATATTCCCTTGTATGCGGTGTAGGTTATGGTGTTGACATTGAATTTGGAAATACTCCAAGAGAAGTTAAACTTGCACCTTTAATCAAATGGACTAAAAGAAAAGGAATAAAAACAGGAGATGCAGTATATCCTTTTGCGAAATATGTCCAGGAAAAGATAGCAACTAAAGGAGTAAATGCTCAACCTTTTTTTAGACCTGCATACAGTCAAGTGAAACACATCTATATGCCAAGATATTGGAAAGAAGTTATGGGTTGATTTTTGCTCTAGCATAATCATATTTATATACTTCAAAAATTTTAATTAGAATACTAGGTTGTCTTAGAAGAAATCCTCTTTCCTGTGCTTGGTTTTCACACTTTTTCCAGGCGCAGGTTTTTTATAGATTACCTTGCCAAGGGGCGAACAAACAAATGGAGCTTTCACCAAAGAAAATAGTTGTAGATTTTTTAAGAAAGTATTTAATTGACCCTCGAAATAGGGCTGAAACTTCTGATTCTGATAATTTTACAGCTACAGCTGGGCAGACAGAGTTTACTCTTACTCCAACTTCTGGAAAAGCCTCTTGCGTAACTGCTGTCACAGTAAACGCAGCTTCTAAATCCAAGTGGGTAGATTACTATTATGATGAACGAAATCAAAAAGTCATATTCTTTACAGGTCTAACTTTAAGTGATGCAGTAGTTATCACATACAAACGAGGCAGCACTAACTGGATATATCCAGACAAAGCAAGCGAGAAGATGTCTCTTACTACATTTCCTAGAATAAATGTATTGATTATTGCAGGGCCAGGTAAAAGATTGGGAAGTTATAAAGCACCTGTTGAATCAGCCATCATGTTTCAAATAGACATCTGGACTAAAGAAAAGCAAGACGGACAGATATTTACAATAGACAGCAAGAAATACACTGGTGAAGCATTGGCAGAATATATTGCTTTTAAGATTACAGAAGCGTTTGAAGATAATGAAGAAGAGATGCATCCAGCACTTTATTCATACGAACAGGCACAGATGCCTAGAGATTTACCTTTTAATACAGAGATGCAGTGCCATCATAAGACTGTAGAATTTGAGATGAAATGCACTGAGGCAGGGAGAATAAGTTAAACAAAATAATCTGAGGTGATTACGATAGTTTTTAATGAGCATTTAATTGGGAAGAGAGAACAGATAGCATATGTTGCCGAAAGCTCCTATGGTAGCGGAGGAACTATGGGTTCAGGGGAAATAGTAGGACTTAATACAAGAATGGAACCTGCTTTTGACCAAAACTGGCAAGAGATACTTTCAGCAGGATCAGGAGACAGATACGTTGATAGCAGAGCACTTGGACCGCTTACACTTCCATTTACATTAGTATTTACTCCAGTGAATTGGAAGTTCTTGAAATATTGCGGATATGGTGTTGCAGATGCAGGCAGTGACCCTTATACTCACACATTTACGTTAGCAAATACGATTCAAAGCTTTAAATTAGAGTGGGCTAAGATTCATACAACTAATCATGTGCTTACATTATCTGGTTGCGTTGTGAAATCTTGCACAATCAGTTTCGCAAAAAGCACAGGAGCAGGAGAAGGAAACATAATGGTATCTCTTGCATGCGTTGGAAAAGCAATTGCTCAAGGGAGTTCGGTTACAAGCTTATCAGAAATTACAGCATCTCCTATGCAATGGAGGCATACAAAGCTTACTCTTGATACGTCTGAAGTTGTTGAATTGAATAATGGAGAAATCAATATTGATAATGGAATTGACGAAAACGATTCAAGATATTGTAATTCAACATTAGACAGGGCATTAGGTGAGCCGATTCCAAAAACTCATAGGATAACAGGAAGATTCAATGTAAACCTGAAAGATAAAACCTATTATGACTTTTGGAACTCAGCAGCTGCAATTGGCGGAACAAATAAACTAGAGTTTATCAGAGGAGCAAATGATGATATAGTTGGAACTTTTGCTAACTTTAAAGTCGCTAGTCCTGGATGTGCGCCTACAGATTTTGATGCAGTTTCAAACATTGATATGATATGGACTGCTGACAGTTGGACTTCATTGATTGCTACTGATAGTATTTCCAGCTACTGAAATATGTGGCTAATTTAGAACATGTTTTGGAATGCGCACATAAAGAAATATCCTATCAACAGGCTTATAATCATCAGAAGTATAAATTAAATAAGATAAGCCTTCAAGGATATGCTAAGATTGGATGTTTCAGGTGTGATGGATTGAATAAAGAGTGTGAGTATTACACAATATATGAACAAAAGAGGTAAAAAATGAAATATGAAGAAAGATTTGAGACAGGAGAAATAGTTGACCTAGACGTGAAAGATTATCCAAAAGGGGCATTTAAGTATAAGCCTAAGAATGCAAACGACGAAGCTGACTGGTTGCCGCAATATATGAAACTTAATGATAAAACTGGGAAGCCTATTGCAGAACTAAAGATGCTCAACAAACTCAAGGTTAATCAGATTGTGGGAGTGCCATTCTGTAAAGAATTGATTAAGAAAATATCTGGAATGGACAAAGAATGGATAACTATGACCCTTGAAGAGAAATGGATGACATTAGGCAAGCTTAAAGGAACAGAATTGGATAATATCATAAGTGCAATAAATAAAGTTGGCACAAAAGAGGATGATATAAAAAACGAATAGCCGAGCAGATTTCATTATGTAATCCTAAACTCGGCTTTCAATTATCAAGCCAAGCAGATGTTATTGGTTGGTGGATGTATAAATCCTGGAAGAATGGAATCAGTCCAAGAGAATTTAAAAAATGTCAAATGAGAGATTTAAACATGATTATGGGAATTGATAATGCGATAGGTGAAAAAGATATGAGAGAAGCGCAAGTAAGAGAACTGCTTTCAAAGGTGCACTAAATGCCAGCAGTCGCAACAGGTGCAGGGATGGCAGCAGCAGGAGGAATGAGTATCAAAGGAAGTTTAGATACTTCTCTTATTGAACGTGGATTTATGAGGGTTAAGCAAGGCTTTGAATCTGTTAAAGGGCAGGTCAAAGGATTTACAGCAGATCTAAGTAGAATGTCTGAAGTAACAAAAGGTTTAGCTTCTGGAATGACAATCATGGCTGCAACTGGAACTACTGCAATGCTTGCTCTAGCTTCAAAAGCGCCAGCGGTTGCGCCTGCTCTTGCAAAGATAGGTGTTCAGATGGATAAATTAAGCAGGACTTTAGGCAGAACATTACAACCAGAATTTGAAAGATTTGCAGAATATTTTGAAAGGTTTGTATCTTTTGCAGATGCGCACCCAAATATCTTAAAAGGTTTTGTTCTTTCTGCAGGTGCAATAGCTGGAATCAGGGCATTAAGTTTCTTGTTTGGAATAAAAATAACTCCTGGAATGTTAGGTGCTTTAGGATATATTTCTGCAATAGGTGTAACAGGATACGCAGGGGCAAAAGGTGCAGAAGCTATGATGGATAAAGCTAATGAATGGCTTGGATTAAATCAAACTCCTGTTTCAGAGGTGCAGATGACGGCAGGGGGTTATGCAGGATTACTTCAGGATAAACTTACAGGCGCAATATCAGGCAGACCTTCAAGAGCAGATATAATCCATGAAAAAGATTTGATAACTGAGCAAGGTTTTAGACCTACTCCCGGAGGGGCAATAACTGCAGGCCAAGAAGAAGACAGACGATTCTCACTTTTGAATTGGTGGGATGCTGTCTGGAGTTGATTTAAATGGTAATGAAAATAGAAAATTATGAGGGAACATTGGATACCTTCTCATGGCCATACAATCCTCAGAGTTATGATGATACAATAGATGCAAATTATAGTTTTACAAATATCAATTATCAAAGGCATCATATTTTGGTTTCAGGCGGAGGGATTGCACCAAAGAGCATAATTCTTACAGGACATTTCTCAGGCGCAAGTAGATTAAGCAATTATCGTTCTCTTGCAAAACATTTCCAAGAAAATCAAAAACTTAAAAAACTATATTTTGAATCTGATAAATTCTTGCTTGGGATTGGCAGACAATGTAAAAAGACCCATGTAGGAGGAAGAACTAATTTTCTAGATTATGTCTCTTCTTTTGATACAATTATAGGAATCTTATTTGGTGATACTCAAAGGACAAGCGGAACAAATGAAGGAGATGTGACAACTTTTGTTGAAGAAATTAAAGGAGATTATGATGGTTCTGGAGATGTTACAGCCACAGATGTTCTAGGAAATAGCTGGAAGATTCCTGCTTCTGCATTGACACTAAACCAAGAAGTAATAGTTAAATTCGTCAGCATGGTTGATTCAGGTTCTGGAATATATGTAAGCGAATACAATTATGCAACCATTGCAGGTTCTCAGACAAAAAGGATACAGACAACAGGAGGATTTGGATTAATACAACTTGCAGCAGGTGCAAATATGACTACAATAACAATAACTAACTTAACGTCTCAGGTAGTTAAGTTTAGGGATGGATGGTCAGCTTAAATGAGCTCTTATATTGTCAATGTCACAAATGGAAGTGATACTGGGACAATAATCCCAGACGTAGGCTTTAATTATACTGACAAATTAAATGATATAAACGAAGGTAATATTAAAATATCTGGGACTGGCTCTGTAAGAAGGGGGCTCCTAGCAATAGGAAGCAATATTGAGATTAAGAAAGATGGAACTAGAGTATTTTATGGACTTCTTGATAACATTGATTACTTAGATGGTGGTGCAATTAATTTTCATATTTCAGGTTATGAGATTTGGTTAGCTAAAAAGAATGGAACTTATTCAAATAGTCCATACAAAAATACAGCAAGTGCTTCTATTTTTAGTGATTTGATTGGAGAAAGCCCAAAACTATCTGCAGGAACTATCGAAGCAGGAAGCAATATTGATTTTAGAGTTGCTAAAACTGATAGCCTTTGGAATGGAATCTCTAATTTAGCTAGAAAAGTATCCCAGGATGTTCAGATAGATTATATTAATTTAGAAGTTGATGTTCTTGACCACAGAGGAAGCACAACATCTGTATTGACTTTCAATGATGGAATAGATATATATAATTTAAGGAAATCTGAGGCTTATCCTCTTGGAAATAAGATAATTGTATATGGTAAAGGTGATGGTGCAAATCAAATAACTGCAACGTCTTCTGATGCAACAAGTATATCTACTTATGGAGAGATTACAAGAGTAGTAACTGATAGAACTATAATGAGCACAAGCGAAGCACAGAAGTTAGCTGATGCAGAAAAATTAATCACAAAAGACCCTGTAGAAGTATATGATTTTGACGTAATGAACCCAAATCAATCTTTTATAGCAGGGGATATAATTACATTAAATAGCACAGATAAAGATTTAGATAATGTTGATGTAAGAATTGTAGGTATTGAAAGAGGTGTAAGAAATGGAGTTGAATATCTCACACTTCAAGTAACAAATTCTGCATACTCTTCTTTGATCAAAAAGCGTAATGATATACTGTCAAAAGTTGTTAAACAACAAAGAGATACAGATACATATATGCAAGGAAGCGGAAATACTCAATCCTGGGCTAGAGGAATAAATGCTAAATTGGATACTCCTTTAGTAATCCCTTTTTACGTGTCTTCTGATTTTGTGACAGATGAAGCAGGAAATATGAGAATTGACTCTTTGACACTTGATTATGATGTTGACCCATACAGAAAAGGAGTAGGTGATTCAAGCGAAACAAATAAAGCACCAGATTTTGATGCGGTTAGTCAAGCCGCGCTCCATGGCCATAATCCTTATGAGACTGGAAGCGGTCATGACCATACAAACCCTGCAACCACTACAGGAGTAACACTTAATACACAAGGAGATTCAACAGGTAATGCAGCAACGCAAACAACATCAACTTTAACTTCAAACACATGGAATACTATTGAAATATATAGCAATGCGAATATTGCATTATACGAAGCATTGAACATACATGTTGATATAAGTGCATCTGACAGCAGATTATTATCCACTGTAGACTGGAGTGAGAATATAGCCACAACATGGGATTCTGTTGCAAGTTATAATTATAATGATACTATTGGGATTATGTATGTTTTTGTGGAAATTGAAGCAGATGGTTGGAGCGGAACTGATACGATTGGAGTAAGGATTGAAACAGACCATGGCGAAAATATAAGGGTTATGGGTATAGAATATAGTACTGCATTTGACCCTTACAGAAATGTCTTTGCAATACCTTTTTTGACTAGCGCAACTGGAAGTGTTTATGTCCGCCTTTATAGCAGTGGAGGTAGAGATTATTCAGGGAGTGTAGTATTTTATACAGGGGGTAGTGGAGTAGATGTAGATGCGTATTTTAGGGTGCAGGTTGGTTCTACCGATAGATATCCAGATGATGCAGGGATAAAGGTAAACATCCCTGCAGGATGTTCAAGTTCGATAGATATACGTGTGCCTGTTCAAGCATTTACAGCATCTTCAGCATCTTTTGTAATTGAAGCGAAACCAAATGGTGTAAGTTGCAACACTTCATTATCAAGATATTGGGACAAAAGCCATAAACATAATATTGGAACTTACAATACAAATGATAAAGTCACTTCTCTTGATGATACAAACCAATCTCCTAGCGTGACTGGAAAGACTGTACTTCATGCTCATGACGTATCTATTGGAGATGATATAAGTGATTCAGCAGATATAAATTCAAGCGAAGTTGACCTTTATTTAGACCATCATGAAGATAAGGCTATAACAAATAATGAAACAGCTGGCTCAAATAACAAATAATGAAACAGCTGGCTCAAACGTAGTGATTGAAATGGTTGATACAGGAAATATATCTGTAGGTGATGTAGTATATTTCAATGGAACTAATAAAGAATGGGCTACAGTTTCGGCAGTCACAACAGATACAAGCATAACTGCTACTATTGCTACAAATAAGTCAGCAGGAGATAAGATAAGTTGGGTAAATAAGCATAGCATATTAAACACAGGCAAGACTCTGGATTATGGTGTTGACATTACTGACAGCGATTCTTACCCTGATGATACTGGATTTTGGAGAGTCAGAATAAATCCAGACCATGCAACACCTGACTTAGTGCAAGGAATAATTAGGATGAAATTTCATCTGGACTCGTGATAA